AGAGGAGAGAGTCAACAAGTTATTCAAGAACCCCGTTCCCATGAACACCTTCCACCAAGGTGTCATGCAGGAATTTGCAGACTTAATGCACGCGTGTGTGGGCACATTGCAGCCAGTAGATTATGAGGAGATTTATGAGAGGCAGAACAGGCCAACCCAACGAGCCATTCTCGAGAGAGCGGAGAATGAGACCGATACGGGTGAGGCCAATGCTGAACAGAAGGCTGAGGCGTATGCTAACGCTAACCACGCACGCAATATAACCGTCATGAACGGACCATCAAAACGGGAACATAGTAAGTGGATGTATCCGTTGTACACAGCTATGAAAGAGTTGCCCTGGTACGCATTTGGAAGAACCCCAAGAGGGGTCGCGGAACGCATGGCGGAGTTATGCTCTTCGGCTGAACACCATTGGCTCGACTCGGATTTTAGCCGCATGGATGGGAGGGTGAACGCTACTGCACGAATATTTGAGGAAATCGTGATGCAGAAGCTGTTCCACCCTGACCACCACGGCGAGATGAAAGCGAGCATGAAAGCGCAGACGTTTTTGCACGTCAAGACGCGCTTCGGAGTTAAGTACAACAGCAGGGACAGCAGAGCCTCAGGCTCAGCTGAGACGTCCGTGTTCAACACAATGTTAACGGCCTTCATTTTCTTTTTGTCTTTTCGCATGACTCGGTCGCAATACACAGGAGCGTATTACACACCGGCTGAGGCGTGGGACATGTTGGGATTATATGGAGGAGATGACGGAGGCACCCCAGATGCAATTCTGGATCAAGTTGAGAAGGCAGCTAAGATAATGGGACAGGTAGTAACCTGCACCATAATACCACGCGACAGCGACAGGGAGTTGGTGCAGTTCCTATCCAGACACTACGGGCCCGGTGTTTGGTACGGGGACAGCAACAGTTGCTGTGATATCGAGAGACAGCTCTTGAAATTCCACGCGTGCACAAAGTTGAACGGTGTTAGTGCCACACAGAAGTTGTGGGAAAAAGCTTACGCTTTTTGCCTTACCGACTCTGCAACCCCAGTGATAGGCGAATTTGTTTCGCGCGTGATTGAAATCGTGCCCTCCCCAGGGGGCGGTTTTGTCAACATACACAAGATGTGGAATGCCCAGTACGAGGAAGATGTGCAATATCCGAATGAGGAAGCGGATTGGATGCATGACCTCGCGCACAGGCAGCTGGAAAAACATGGATTTAACTTTACCATGTTCCGTGATTGGTTGAGTAATACTCGCACAGTGTATGACCTTATGTCACCACCTGCTATGGCTGAACAACCTGTGGTTGAGCAGAAGCCAGGAATTGTGGTGGTCGATGGAGAGGTCTACGTGCAAGAGGAGTCTAAACCCACGCACACGGCAGCCGCTGAGGAGGGGAAACCTTCTGCTGGAAAAGGAAAGAGGAAGACACATCGCACGCGCACGAACAATGCCTA